CTTCTCGAGTTTGTCGAAGGCAGCTTGCACTGAGCCAAACTTATCTTCCAGTTCAGCCAAGGCATTGAGCGTAAATTTTACTTCACGCTCAACGCCGTCATTAAGGGTAATCTTAACTGCCTTACGTTTAGCATCAGCTAAGTTAGACATTAAGATATTCCTCCTGTTACATTATTTCGCCAGAGACGATTAGATGCGAGGTGAACTTGGTTGCGTGGTCTGTGACATCCGCGTCGTATATTGCAAGGTACATGCCAGCCTGTGCTGCAAGGTTTGCAGCAGATACATACGTGGTAAGACCAGGAATGTAATCGCCGACGTTCGGGATTGACGAAGGCGTTGCAGTGAGCTTGTACGCGAAGTGACCTGTCGCGGAACCTGTGATCGTTGCCTTCGTTGTACCTGTGACAGTGCCAGCAGTGTACGCGACGGTGTTGACAGGAGCCGGGTTTGCAGCCGCGATCGGCATTGCAACAGCTGTGAACCAGTTTGTCATCGCCACAGTGCTTGCATTTGGTGTATCCGAATCAATCTCATACTTCCAGAGTCTTTTGGAAACGGAGTTGATAGTGATCGGATATGCCAGTTTGACGAAGCGACCTTTAATGGTATCGGACTGGAACTTGATACTGTCGTCTTTTGTGTCATTGTTGTCTTCCGGATCAGAGAACCGACCTTTGTACAACCAGACGTACCTGTACTTGCCGTTTGACTTGAGTGAACGGAAACCAACCGCAACCCAGGGCGGATTGTCCTCGCCGCCATAAACCGTGCCGCCGTTACCGTCAGTCACATGACCAAGCAGATCAGCTTTGTTTGCAGCAGTGAGTGTGTTCTTCTGAATCTCAACCTCGATGTTACCAAGCGTCGCAGCAGTATCACCCGGGCCGTCATCAAAGAACGCAGTTGTCAGGGATGTGTTCGGGTTGATGTTTACGTGCATGACGCCAGGTGCCTGCTGTATCGCTGCATATACGGGGGCAGAACTTACAGTGTCTTCTGTAGTCATGATTGCATACACCAGGTTGTCGCAACCTATTCTCATTGACATGATTTTTTCCTCCTATTCAATAGTAGTTGTGATGCCGAAATTGAAGGCATACAGCGTGCGATTATTTTCATCGCGCGTCAAAAGGAATGGAGGCTGACGCAGGTATGCCTGACCCCAACGGTCTGAGGTAAAATCTACTCTACCGTCATCGCCTTGCTCTGTTCTTATCGCTAAGAAAACGTTTAACGCTTTCTGCCTTGCTATATCTGGGTCCAGATGTCTACAAGAGACTTGGACTGACCGATGTACGGCCGGATCTAATAGATCTGCAGGACTTCCTGCATACTCGTGTAAAGCAATCAGAGAATCAGGTTGTTCTGGTGTAAAGTCTCTGAAGATATCCACACCATCTCCTGTAGCAAGACCCTTAGCTATTGCAAATAATGCAACGTCTAAGAGCAATGGATTTGCCATAAGAAACCCCTTTCTAATCACTAATATCTGCTAAAGACTCTTGTGCGTATGTAAACACAGTACGTTGAAAGTTTGCATTTGCATATTCTCGCATAGGGTCTTCGAGAAACTTAGCTTTACCTGCCGGATGCGAGACATCAAGTCTCTCATGGACCGCTACCATATAGTAGGAAGCAGGCTTGCCTGTTATAGGATTTATCGGATCACCGTTACCGCCATACCCAAGAGTTGCCTCATAGGAATACCCGCCAATATCAGTTCTCCGATGCACTTCATAAAAAGCGCTTGATAGTAACGTGCCAGATTCTTTGGGTACTTGCATTTTGCTCTCTGCCATTATTTCTTGGGCTGCAGCAGTTGTAGCGCGTTTAGTACCACTGCCTAAATTTCTGATTGCTACTTGACACTTGGCTTCAAAGTCGCGTACTTCATTTTTACTAAAGGTGAACTCCACAAAGCCACGCATTACAGATGCACCACCTTATAATCTACAACGCCATTCCTGTAGAAGTACTCGATCGCCTCAATGGAATCTTCCAGACCTTCGAATACCACGTTGTCCAGTTCAGTTACCTGTGTGTCACCGAAGACAAACAGTTGTTTTGTAGATACGACCTCTTTACCACTTGTGTTTTTAACAATCTTAATCTCACCTTCCGGATAGCATAGAGCCGAAACAGATGGACCAAATAGTTTAGCACCAGAACCAGCACGACCTACATAAGGTTTAATGGTAAATGGAATGTTGACCCAAGGCTTTACACTGCTAAACAAGATACCCGTCGCCTCCTATCAGACTGCTATCACTACCTACAATCACTCCCGTGACTTCGTCAGCATCGGCATCTGTGCGTGGATAAGGCGGGTTACTTTGCATTCCTTTTCTGAATATTTTAGGATACGCATAAGACGGTACTGATAGGCCTGATACAGACATTTTCTTTCTGTAGAAGTTTGCCTGTTCCTTGAAGAAGTTCATACGCTCGGTAGGATCCTCTTGTTGGGTACCGAGTCTTCTTTTAGTGTCTCGCGCAAACAGAGTAGCCATTCGGATAAACGCTTGGTACAGAAGCAGACTACGACTAGCTCCGTAAGTGGCTATAAGATACTGAAGCTCTTCATCCTGCATTACAGGTTCATTGACGTTTGTATCGCCAAGTGTGAACCTTAGATCATCTGTAGGACTATCTACAGGATTTCCAGAGTAACTCCAAGACATCTCGTCGCCTCCTACTTAACTATTGCTGTAACTGCTTTGACTGCCACCTCTTTGATGACTGGTATGGATTCTTCAATAACTTTTGCCAACTTATCGGCTTCTGCTTTTGCATCAGCCTCTTCTTTAGCATCAGCTTCTGCGTTTTCAACGGCCAGTAGAACTTCCTCAATGGTAAGGTCCTCAGACAAGTCTAACTGAAGGGCTTCAACGCGCGCAGCAAGGTCTGCTTTGAAACTTTCCTGGATATCTACAAGTTCTTTACGCTTTGCTTCAATCTCAGGGATAACCGGTAAGGCAACACCGAAACGTCTCTGGAAGAAATTGTCGTACTCTTCAAAGTTGTGCTCATCAACTTCTACAATGTACTTGTTAAGAACCAAGTACTCGAAATTTCTAACATCCGTCGGCTCTATTACAGAGCCGACGGTGAAATGTCCTGTGAAACCTCTGTATTCACGCCGGACGACGTACATTACTGTACGATCGCGTAAAGGAACGAGCCGAGAGCGTCTGCGACCTTTTTGGTGTCGAACGCGATTTCACCCTCGATGCGCTCCGTTCCGAGGCCGAGCATGTCCATCGGAATTCTGACAATGCGGTTGCCGAACGCACCAGCACCCTCAAGACCAGTCCACGCGAAGGTGTAACCAGCCGACGGTTGCCGAAGAGCCGGGTTGGGGTTACTGTAGCAGAGCAACGCATTCTTGCCCATGATGAAACTGACAGCATCTGTTGCACCCTTGACAGCGGAGTTAACCACGGCCCATGCGACATATACATTGTCCATTTCAAACAGAGAGGCAAGCAACTGCGTAGTGACAATGCCCTTTTCGGTATACTTGATGCGGTCAAGAACCTCAGGGTGATTCTTCAGAGCATTGAAGACATACGGGGAAAGAACCATTGTGTTGGGTCTGTAACCGGTGAGACTCGCCATGCGGATGGATTCACTGGTTACATCCTCGATAGGAGTGGATGTGCCAAGATTCCAGAACACAAAGTGAGTAGCATCCGCTGTGGCCTGGCCGGCCATCTGACGGGTCCAAACGCCGGACGCAAAGTAGTTTGCAGCCCACTGCATTTCACGCCGGACGAGCATTTTCTGCGAAACGAAAATCTCAGCATCCTGGTCAGCATCGAGAGGATCGTCGTAGTTAACACGTTCCTGCGGAGAAACGTCCTTATGGAATGCGTAGATCTTGCAGTAGTAACTGTCTGTGGATAGATCGTAGTCGCCGCCGGTGGACTCGGAAGTCAACCCGCGCACGGTAGCCTCATCACGCATGAAGTCGCCGGTGTTATAGATGAAGTACAGATCAGACTGACGTTTGACCGGCACAACCGGAAACACTTTATCAGAGATAAAGGTACCAGCATCCTGGATATACGCTACCGACATATTTGTAAGTGCTCTGTCGATATGAGCATCTGTCATTCTAGGCATTGGTTAACACTCCTTTCTTAAACTATTATTTTGACAGCTACAAACTGTCCCGCCGCTGTCGCGCCGGTAATGGCCACGCCGATAACTGTACCTGACGCCCAGGTAAGTGCTTTGCCGGTAGCATCAGTGGCGATACTGGCGCCGGCAGTGATTGCCGCGGCAGCTTCAACCATCACGATACCGTCTGCAATGGTAACGGTCTTGCCGATTGCAGCGTCGTTAAGGGTTACGCCGAGAACTACAGCATTTGCCGCCGGATAGACGACGCCACTGTTTGAATCAGCCGTAACAAAACGTCTGCGAGCAACCGCTACTGTAGCAGGCAGGCTAAAGCGCAGGTTGGGAATTTCATATGCGTTCATTAATTAGCCCCTCCTTTTAAGTATTCTTTGTAGAGATCCGGGTTCTGAGTGACTGCCTCAGATATTGCCTTTGCTTTGGTAATGGTCGGTTTGGCTTTGAGGATCTCTTCGGCTTTCGCCTCGATCTTGCCCCAGGCTGCATTGCTTGTGGTGGACACCTCGCCGGGTTTGCTTTTACCAACCTCGCCAAGAACATTGCTGTCAATAGCAGCGTTGACTGCTGTCAGCACCTCAAAGAGTTCCGGGGAACAACTCTTAAGAATACCAACCAGTTTACTCTGCTCGACAGGCAACGCTTTGAGTTCGGAGGCTTTGGCAACTGCTGTGGCTTCCACCTCAGCATCCCGTGCTTTCCTGACGGCTTCCTCAGCCGCGTCTTTCTGTGCTTTCATTTTAGTGAAGAGCACACGAGCAGCTTCAGGCATTGCTTTCAGCGTTTCACTTTCGTCAAAAGACTCTGTAGAAGCAGCTTTCAGCGTACTAAGTTCCTCCTGTACCTTAGCACAGGTCTCATTTGCCCGCTTGGCTTCTTCTTTAGCTTCAGTTGCCGAACCTGTCGCCGCTGCTTCTGCGGCCGCTGCTTGTTCTGCCGTTGTTTTGGTTTTTGCAATTTCACCGTCTAACCGGGTAATCTCAGCCTGTACAACAGCAGCATGCTCAGGTGTCATGCTTTTAAGGATTTCTGTAAATTCCATTGTATCACTTCGCTCCTTTCTTTTAAACAGTTCTATGAAAGCTGCCGAATTGGCTCCTTCATCAACTAAGTCGACCCGATTAACAACCAGATCCTCAAGTAAGTAGGGCATCCAAACTCACCTCCTAATTATATTATACGCTATTTGGTTGCGTTGTATATCACTAAAGCTTAATTCGCTTAGCTTTACCCTGAATGGAGAACATACGATAGACGCCCTGTTTAACCTGATTAAATACTTCTGGGTTAGTTATTTTAACTGTGATAAACCAGCCCTCAGGAACAGATCCTTCAGGAATACCTATTGCTGCTTGTTTAGTCTTTGTAAACACAATAGACTCAACAACAACACCCTGCTGCACACCTTCATGCATTACACCACTACCACGGTAATCTAACATAAACTGTATAGCCGCCTTTTCCAGTGTAGCGGGCAGTATTATATCATCTGACCAGTCAAGTGGAAGAGACCCATTGGCTTGCACAGATACATTAGCCCAACCGCTAACAAGACCCTCATCTTCATTAGCAGTTGGTGTAGCAGACTTCTGAATGTCAAAATTAACCGTAAAGTCTCGGGTCTCTTCTAGATAGATACCGTTCATTAATTCTCACCTCCAGTGTAGTTCATGTCATTCTGTTCCAAATCTTTCTGAGAGGTGTCGTCGGGCAGTTTATTATTATGCGCATCATCACCCTGGGTTTTTGGTGCACTTGGAGTCTTACCCGGGTTATTTGGATCAACAGTTGGTTTAGGTGCTGCTTGAGGTTTGTACACTTCTTTAAATGTCTCATCATCAAGATCAGGCATTCCAAGAATGTGCCTCATGTAGCTCAATAACTTTTGATCGCCGGCAATTTGAACACCCATAGAACGCATAACCAATGCAATTTCTTTGAGTGAAGGTGTCTGTAGCTGTCCAGGCATAATTGTAGGTAACTTAGTAATCCCTTTGAAGTTGTTAAATCTGAACAACTGTGGCACCGCCTTAGAATTGAACACATCCGCAATGTTGTTTAACTGGGATTGTAGAGAAGCTGCCAACATAGATTCTTTTGTATCTGCGAGAGCAAAGGAACCTGACTGTGTACCGAGTAAGATTATATCGGAAAGCAACGTTATTGCAATGCGATTATCATAACGGTCAATCGTGGCACCTATGTCTATTTGTCTACTAGAACCTGACGTCAGCAACTCTAAGTTCCACCCGAAAGGAAGTAGTAACCCTTCTTCAGAGTCGCGTCGAACAGATGCAACCAGTTCTTCTGCGCGTACCTTAAGCAACACCATGTCAGGATCATCTGGATTCCATAAGTCCAGTCCCTCTGGTGCAGTCAATATTGGAAAACCGGCAAGGTCACGTTCAATGCCGATACCCTCGATTTCTTCAAAGTGTTTCTTGAAGAACCATGGTCTATAGGCGTTTCTTAGAAGTGACTTGCCTTCAGGGTTGTCTCTACTAACTCGTGTCCTGAACAGTAGTCCCTTGGACATAGGTATTACAACCCGCTCCATAAGAGGTTCTGCAAGTTGTATCACACCTGTGAGTTCATTTTCCTCATTGTAGATCCACTCCCAGATAGACCGTTGTGACCGAACAGGCATTGCCCGCCAACCTACACGTCCATCCGTATACTGACTGAGGTACTTTGGATTGCGTTCCTGGGGTCCACGTCTGATCTTATACACTAACTCATGGAAACTGAAACCATACGTGAACATGGAGAGTATCTCAGAGATGACATTTGCCCACGACATTTCCATGTCATCCATGCAACTCTTCAGAAACTCTGCCGCATCAGCGTCTGCTTTTTCTGTGCTTGCCGCCTCGACACTCCATGTAGTACCTCTGATAAGCATCTCTGCCAGGTACAAAATAGCACCTATAACAGGGTCGTTATCAGCCATCTCTTGATATATCTTACCCGCACGTGGCCACCGAAGTTCAGGCAAGAACTCTTCATAGATGTGCGGTCCATACCGTCTTAACCCGGTTGAACCAAATTCGCTAAGATCTATGCTACCTTTTGGCATGCTTTAATCCCTCCTTAATTGTTTCCAATATGATCCGCCGCTTTTCTTTACGCCAGACGGTGCTCTTATTAGAGTTGCATTTCTGAAATAGTTGAAGGCGCCAGAGAAACCGTCTATAGTGTCATCCTTTACGCCATATGGGAAGACATCAGCCTCGTCTAGAAACGGTAACATATTTCTGCATCTATCTGATATAAGTACTTTGCCACTTTGTGATGCAGCAGACGCCGTACGCGCCCGCTCGACCTTTGACCCGGTAGAAGCAACACCAAGGAAGTCATACCCCTGCAAAATATTCCTGGAGTAGTGATCTATTGTGATATCACCAGATGATCCAGGCTCTTTTTCCATGCGTATAGCTACAGAATAACCGTCTGCTTCAGCAGCATTCTTAACGGCTACTTCTACATCACCAGGACCTTTTTGCATGCGCACAATGTCCTCAATCCAGTACATACCCTGGTAATAGGCTAGTTTTAATCCAACAGTCCAGTCAGGATCTCGTCTATCGCGACTCTTGGTCTTAGTCTTGCGTTTAGTTGGGTCAGTAGAGGCCATATCCCAGAAACGTACTCGCCGAGCAACAGACGGTATGCCTGATGCTGGCACAATATTGAACCAGTGTCTACTGAACATGTCGCCGGCTGCTTGTATATTCCAGTTACCATTAAGTAACCGCTCTCTCTCCACAGGGTCCAACTCGTCGAGTGACTCGCGATAAGCGTCAGCATCTAGGTATGGGTTGTCGTCAAGACTCGCTCCTATGAATACTCGACCATGGTCTGCACCCTCAATAAAGAACCGCTGATAATAGTAATCGCCAAACTGTCCACCAGGGTTGGCCGTGGCCCTGAACCTCAGAGGAACCTGTAAAGTCTTAGGCTTGCGAAGACGGGAGAATAAGTACCGGTAGTTAGCAGGGTCTATGTGCGTTGGCTCATCCATGCCGATGTACTGGAACTCAGCTCCCTGGTAGTTGTAGCAGTCATTCATTGACTCTAGATAACCAAAGCTCAATGAGGCACCAGATGGAAAGTCGTACCTATGTTCTTTCTCAGACCACTTGACTTCCTTGTTCTCTACAAATGGCATTAGCCATTGCTTTGACATATCGATCAACGCGTTAGGCTTTGACAAATCTGCGAATGATTTACGAAATAGTATTGCAGAGTATCCTGGGATATCTACAAACTGTAACGCTCCCATTAGTTGGGCAACGGACTTGCCACCACCAGCTGCCCCACCATACAAAATCTCTTTGACGTTATTCATCAGTAAGAATGCTGTTTGCTTAGCCGTTGGTGTGTATGGTACATACTTGGTTAAGCGTGGAGTAAGCATGCGTTGCAATGCATTCTTGTCTACACTACCGAGGTCGACATTAATAGCGTCAGTCATTGTCCGGCCCCACTTGCCGCATGATCGTCCGCCACTTAAATATCCTGTTCAACCGTTCTTGACTAAA